AATCAACCTACATTCCAAGCCGGGACAGAGCCAGTTGTGAGAGTAGGTTTGCCTTATCAGAAAATTATAGTGAAACGTAGAGTTGGCTTTTTGTTAGGAAACCCTGTTGAATATTTCTTAGAAGATTTCGATGGAGAAGAAAGCGTTGTTAATAATATGTTTGAAGTTATTAAGAATGATAATAAATTAGAATACATAGACAGGGATATTGCAGAGGCTCTTTTTAGTGAAAGAGAGGTTGCTGAAATATGGTATGCAGCCGAAGACCCGGAATTTTGGAGTAACAAAGAGTTTGCAGTAAAGAAAAAGATTAATTCACCTGCAAGGATTAAAATGATGGTGGCAAGTCCGAGCAGGGGAGATAAGTTGTACCCTTTATTTGATGATTACGGTGATATGATTTGTTTTTTAAGACAATATACGGGTTTATTTGAGGGAAAGGAAACTACAATATCAGTTATTTACACGAATGAAATAACGTATAAGTTGGCAGAGAAAAGTGGTAATTGGGTTGAGATGGAAAAAACAGCTAATTCCTTTGGGAAAATTCCTTTGGTTTATTACAGGCAAGATGATTCTGAATGGTCAGATGTTCAGGGAATGATTGAAAGGAGAGAAACAGTTCAGAGCAATTTAGGCGATGAGAATGATTACTACGGTCAGCCTATTTTGTTTACAAAGGGTAGGATAACAGGAATGTCGAATAAAAAAGATGCAGGAAAAGTATTAGAAGGAGATGCTGATACTGATGTTAAGTTTGTAAGTAAAGCCAATGCACCGGAATCTATCAAGATAGAAATTGAGCAATTGGATAATGGCATTTACACTTTCAGTCAAACGCCTGATATTTCATTTGAAAATGTAAAGGGAATGAGTGCCGTTTCAGGGATAAGTTTAAAGATGATGTTTATAGATGCTCAAATGGCAGCAAGAACAAAAGAGTCTATATTCGGGATGGGATTACAGCGTAGAGCTAATTTATTGAAATGGATTTCCGGGACTGTATTAGACACGGCTTCGGAGAAAGAGGCAAAACAGATTACTTTAAAACCTGTGTTTACTCCATTTATGCCAGAGGATTTGAAAGAGGCAACTGATATATTAGTAACAGCGTATCAGGGTGGAGTTATGAGCCAAGCAACAGCCGTTGAAAGAAACACTATGGTTGCAGACCCAAAGAGTGAGATTGATTTGATTAATGATGAAAACACAGGTGAAAGTTTTGAAGTATAAATTTTTATGACACATTTAGAATTATGCGTAAAAGCAGCAATATATTTAAGAAGTAATGGCATACAGCCGTTTTACAGATGTCAGTATTCAGTTTGTGAATTAGAACGTCTTGGAGAAAGTCCAGACGCTTTTGGATGGGGCAGTAGTACTACACAGTTAATAGAGGTAAAGGTATCTCGCTCTGATTTTCTAAGTGATAAAAAAAAGTATTGGCGCAAAATACCAGAATATGGAATTGGAAGGTATAGAAGCTATTTATGTCCAGAAGGAATTATAAAAGAATCAGATTTACCTGAATATTGGGGATTACTTTATATAAATCAAAAAGGTAAAATAACTGAAGTTATAAATCCAGAATTACAAGAATGCAATCACAATGAAGAAATAAATCTTATCACTTCTATTTTAAGAAGAGAAGGAATAAAACGGCAGATGTTTAGTTATAAAAATTATAAATAAGTTTGAAAAAGAAAATATAGTATGAAAAAAGTATTAGAAAGATTTCTAAAATATTGGAAAAAGAGAAACTATCAGAGGATGTATAACCTTTGTCAAAAGACTTGGGTAAGTAAACACACTAAGGGCGAATTAATGAATATGTTCAAGAGTGTTGATTTGGAAGATTATAATATTCTCGAAATAGAGTGGGACAAGCCAGAAATTAAAAAGGTGAAATTAGGGCTTAAAATAAACGGAGTTTATAAGATAACTCATGTGAACGTGATATGCGAGATTAAAGCATTCAAACCGTCTGCTAAAGGGAATTGGGGAGTTAATCCTATCAGCTTGTTAAAGACAGAAAAGATTGATAATGGAGTAATGGTATTTATGTAAACGATAATATGAAAAGTAGAAAGTGTGTTACAACAAACGGGAGGGCTGTTTTTTATGCTGCTATGTGGAATGATTTAAGACAAGCTGCTTTAAATAAGGGTTGGGCTTTAGGTTTACATGGAAGTTTAGCAAGTGATATGGATATAATGGCTATGGCGTGGACGGAAGATGCTCTGCCCCCATTAGAAATGATATTAGCGTTAAAAAAATGCTTTGATAAGCCGAAGGAAATAACTTTAACAGAAACAAAAATGCCAAATAATAGGATTGTTTATACGCTTAGTATTTGGGCTGATTTTTACCTTGATATAAATGTAATTGAAAAACAAAATTAATGAGGAATCCAATTAGAATTGTAATACTAACACCTGTTTGGCGAAGACCTGAAATATTCGAAATATGTTTAAAAGGAATAAAGAGGTTACAGGAATATGCACCGAAACGATTTGAGATAATACCATTCTTTGTTGTTTCAGAACTGGAAGCAAAACAACAAGTCAAGGAATATGGGTTTGATTATATGTTTCATGAAAATTACCCTTTAGGTGCAAAGAAAAATGCCGGGTTAAGATTGATAATGTTGAGATACAAATTTGATTATCTATTGGAAATGGGTAGTGATAATTTGCTCACAAATGATTACTTGGATTTCTTAGAACCTTTTATGAAGGAAAGAACACCGCAAATTACTCCGAGTGATGTTTGGTTTGTTGATACACAAACAGGAAAAGTTGCTTTTTGGCGAACAAATAAAGTACTTGGATGTGGCAGGTGTATTCATTACGATTCACTTATGGTAATAAAAAAGAATAACCGGGAATTATGGACTCCTGAAAGAAACAGAGGGATGGATACTTGCAGTTGGATGATGTTAAGAGGATATGAAATTCAAAACACAATAGTAAAGGCAGATAAGATTTATGGTTTGGATATAAAAAGCGAAGTGAACATAAATCAAATTGTAAAATTCATGCGAACTGCAAAATCAATTGAAGAGATATTAAACCGGTTCCCGGAACGTGATATGATTTATAAATTAATAAAAAATGATACAGCACTTTGAAAATGAATTTGAAATAGGAGAATCTGTTTATCACATAACAACCGATAGTGATAGAGGCATTGTTGTTGATGTTTCTTATTCTGTAAGAACAAAACAGGTTACTTATAATATAGTGTTCGGCAGGGGCACTAATGATAATGCGTGGTATTGGGGAGACGAGTTGTCGAGAGATAAATCATTCAGTTAAATGACTATTCAGGAAACATATCGTAAGAAGTTAATAGCAAATCAAAGGGCTGCTGAAATAGCCATGAGAGGCGTGTATAACCGTTACATTGATAATGTTTCCAAATACGTTACTAATAAGAAGTTAAAACTGGCTGCAAACTTTCAATTCAGGAAAAACGATTTACTTGGAGCAATGTTGAGCGGTGAGGCTTATGATGATTTCAAAGAGGGATTGTATGCCATTAATAAAGATTTGGTTTCAGGTGCTTGGCAAATGGCAGGAGAAAAGAATACAGCCGCCTTTGGTTCTTATATGAATCTGATTAAAAAGCACACAGGGAAAGAAGCGTACTCGATGGATATTAATAGTAAGGCGTTGACAGCATTCATTCAAGGCAGAGGAACAAAACCATTAAGTACAAAAGTTTGGAAGCCAGCAGCACAATTCAGAGATGAGATGGCTGTTCATTTAGGAATGGGAATTGCCAATGGAGATTCAGCAGCAGTATTAAGTCGAAGGACACGACAGTATTTAGAGAAACCCGATGCTTTATTCAGGCGAACAAAAACCTTAGATAAATATGGAAATGAAAAATGGAAATGGAGTAAGAGGGCGCAAAAGTACAACCCGGGCAGAGGCGTTTACCGTTCAGCATATAAGAATTCAATGCGGGTGGCACGAACCGAAACTAATGCAGCGTATTTTCTGGCAGACCAGCATCAATTTAAGCAACAGAAATTCGTATTGGGCTATGAGGTCGTATTAAGCGGCTCACATCCTAAGATTGATATTTGTGATGATTTGAAAGGGAAGTACCCTAAAAACTTTGTATTTACAGGATGGCACCCGAGCTGCCTTTGCACAATTTTGCCGATAACGATGAAAGAAGATAAGTTCATTCAGTATCTAAAAGGAAACCGGGTAAAAGTTCCGAGAATAGAGTTACCGTATTCGTTTAAAAGTTTTGTTGCTCGAAATGAAGAAAAGTTATTAGGTCATAAAATTGGTGCATGGTGGGTAAAAGATAATCTAACAGCCAGTAGAGGGAAAGTTAATTTTAATGGTTCACCAATTCGATTACCGAAAAGACCATTGAAAAATATAGCACCTGAAAGTATTTATAAGAAAAAATAATAATACATTTGCGACATCCTTTGTTAATCTTTGTCGAAAGATTAGAGGGCGGTTATCTTCGGGTAGCTGCCTTTTTTTGGTTTTGAATTAAATGTTACATATCTTTGAAACTAATTAATCATAAAAAATTTACAAAGATGTTAAAGGACAAAATTTTAGCTGCTTTGAAGGAAAGGTTTAAAGGACTTGGAATTCAAGACAGCTTGTTGGACCGTTTCGCTACCACATTATCGGTAACGGTTAAAGAAGAAAGTGCAATCGACACGGCTGTTCAGGCTATTCAATTATCACAACTGGTACAAAGTGAAGTCGATTCAAAAATTACATCATCCAATAAAAAAGCAGTTGAGAATGCGCAAAGCAAAATCATTGTAGAAGCCTTTGAAGCAAAAGGATTAAATGCGGATGGAACGCCAATAAAGAAAGAAGAGAAAAAGGACGGCAATGATATTCCTGATTACTTCAAAACTTTTATGGCAGAACAGAAAAAAACTATTGATGATTTGACAACTCAAATCAAAGGGAATGCTGCAAAAACGGTAAGTGCAAAACTTAAAGATGAAGTGATTGCAAAACTGGAAGAGGCGAAGATTCCAAAGAGTTATTATTCGAATTTATCAATTAGCGTAACTGACCCGGAAAAAGTTTCTGAAATTAGTACTGGCATTGTTAGTGGTTTTCAAACCATGACACAGGACATGCTAAATCAGAATTTAGTGTTTGAAAAGCCTCACCAAAAAGAAATAAAGGTTGAGGGAACTGATATGACGGACTATTTAGATGAAAAGTTCGGTAAAAAAGAAGAAAAATAATAATCATAGATTATGGAAGTTATTAAAACAACGGGTACTGAACGGATATTAGCCGTAGAAAGTATCATAGAGGACATTGCAGGAGGTGGAACAATCTATCAAGCTGATTTCAAGTCAGCCACAGACCATTTAAGAGAAGGTGCTATGGTTGGCGTTGATGGCAACGGATTGTATCATTTATGCAAGACTGCAAAAATCGTGACAGGAGGTTCTGCCGCTGCACCGCGAATTGAATCAGAACATGAATTGGTTGTTGGTGATTACTTATCTGATGGAGTAGTTTCATTAGAAATTACGGTTATCACAGTAGGAACGACTTATGACATATTGACTTTCGATACGGGAAGTTTATTGATTTACACAGAAGGAACAATTTTATTCACAGCCGCAGCCGTAGATACGACAGGTGCAGGAGTTGCCGCATTGGCAACAGTACAGGATACATCAGGAGATTATCTTATTTGTACAGTACCTATTGGATTTTCTCCGGCAGACTGGAATGGAGTTTCTTTGACTATTGCACAGGCAGCAGATGATGTATTGGCAGTTGCTTTTGACATTGGAGTATTAACTATTTCATTGGCAAACTCAACCGCAGCAAACAATAACCTTGCTGAAATCAATACTATTGTAAATGCGCTTGGAACATTAGAAGGTTTGAACTGGGGAAATGTTGTATTTACAGGTACAGACTGGGACGACAAACAAACGGGAGCAACTTTGACAACCGCTACCGATGCGTTTGATTCGGGAGTGAATGCAGATGAAATTGCACCTAAATATCCACCAGTGGCAGTTACTTCAAGTACAGTTGATTTCACTTTTGCAAATAGAGGTTGCGGAATTTTTGTCCGTGGTCGTGTACGTGAATCAATTATGCCTTACTATGTAAGTACAGTTTTGAAAGCGTATTTACCATTAATCAGGTTCGTATAATCTTTAAAATTAATTATCATGGAAAGAAGTTTATTAAAAGAATTAAAGAACGTTGACCTGATTGCATATTTGAATCGTCAAAAAGAGGATTTATTATCCAGAATGTTTTGGCAGAATTTTTTCCCTTTGAAACCAACTTTAACGTTGGATTGGGAAACATTATCAGGTTCAGCAGGTGCGCCAGTTATGGCAGATGTCATTGAGTTTGACGCAAGCGCACCATTGAAGACACGTAGAATTGTAACCCACGCCAAAGGTGATATTCCAGCAATGGGATTGAAGCGGAAAATGGATGCGAAGGATTACAACGATTACAGCACTTATAAAGCATTAGCGAGAGGCGATGCGGATAAATTAGCAATTTTAGATATTATATTTAAAGATGTTGATTTTGTATTTGCCGGAGTTATGGCAAGAACTGAATATTTGGCGATGCAGGCATTGTCTTATGGTTCTATTACATTGGATTCAAATAACAACAACGGAATCATAACTGAAACTGCTGTTGACTATGGAGTACCGAGTGCAAATAAAACCGCTGTTGATACAGTTTGGTCAACTGCTGCAACTGCAACTCCAATAGATGATATACGAACAGTTTGTCAGGCGATTGATGATGCCGGACACGTTTGTTCAAATATCATAATGGACAAAGCACAATGGGCGTTATTGATTGCTACAACAGAGGCAAAAGATGCTTATGCTTTTTATCAAGGTGTTACGACTGGCAGAATTGCGGTACCGGGAATTGAGGGAATTAATATGATGTTAACTTCTGAAGGATTACCGAATATTAGTATTGTAAGTTCAATTGTAAGGCATGAATCTTTAGCTCATACACTTTCAAATTTAGCACCGTGGAAAGCAGGTTATGTTACATTCATTCCAACATTAAAGTTGGTAATGTATTACATGCCCCTATTGCGGAAGAGAGTTCA